CATTTGCATAGACATTTTATTAACTACTAATCCTTGACGTTGAAACCAGGGTAGTGCTGCAGGATTATAAGAAAATCCTTTAGGAGTTTGTGCAGCAATTAAATGTGATAAACCAACTTGAGCAAAACACCAAGATACACCCATTGCACAATATGCAGCATTAGGAATTCCGTACCAGTCGCCATATGGGTTTTCATTACTTGCACCTTCATGAAAACCTATTTGCATTCTTGCAACATTTAGTACGTCTAGTGCCGTTGCCATTTTTAATTACCTTCTTGTGGACCCTCGCCCTTTGCGTTCCGAGCGTTTCCCATTTTATCAGGAGCATTTAACGTTCTATTTTGATCACGAGTTTTGTTGCCACTAGCATCTGATGCTGCATCCTGCATTGCTTTAGGATTCAAAATAACGACAGCATCACCGCCTGGAAGTGGAGCAAGTCCCTTACGAGCACGAATTTCATTAGGAACAATGACCTGATCTTTAATGTAACGATCATCAATTCTTGACTGTGTTTCTTCATCTGTCAAAGCAAGTTCATTAAATCGCAATACAAAAGCATCTGTAAGCTCTCTTATAATAAGATTAATTTTAAACTCAAGTTCTTCTTGACGTGGACGACAAACTTGTTCTTTAAATGTCTTATCAGCATCTTTAGCATTTGCTAGGGAAACACCTTGAGGCATACCGATTTTTGAAATTGGAACACGGTGGGCAATAAGAATACGATCTCTATTTTCTACTGCATAGTTCTTAAATGAAGAATCTTGAATACCCGCTTCAATAGGTTGCATTTCAAACTCAACACGACCTTGTTCACCATCAGATGGCAAAGGAATATAAAGAGTTCTGTGGTTACGTCCACGAAGACCAGTCTGGAAAAATTCAAGCAATTTACGTTCTGAATCTGCAGTAAGTTTTGCACCTTTTACAACAATGATATATCTTGGAACAGCTTTATTTTCAAAATAATCTAGATTATATCTCTGAGCAAACTCATCACCAGCAACGGCGTTCTTTGCAGACAAAATATCTGGAACACCATAATATGTATTTGATGGTGTAAAGACTTTAAAATGAATTACTTCATTTGGCTGTGGGTCTGTACCAATTTGATCTGGAGTATCTATATCTCCAAAATTTCTAAAAAATGTATAGCGGTTATAAACTACCTGAACAAAACCATCACGGTGACGACGGATACGCATAGTTGTTGCGGGGATATGACCAATGTATCCAATCTTACCACTAGTTGTACGACCAACTTCCATATAAGCATTTCCAGTTGATTCTAGGTCAATGTAAATCTTTTTCATTGTTTCAATAAATGAATCATCAGAATTCATAGATTCTAGGTATTGACGCAAATCTTCTTTCATACCTTCAATTTTTGAACGCAACTTATCAAGCTTTTTAGGTTGATCCATTACTTCTTCAATTTTTGAACTTGTAGCCCAAGTATTATCAAACTTATATCCAAGTCCTACAACGTTTGCTGCTTTAGCATTTACAGCAGAGTGATGGTATGGAGAAATATCATATAGTTGTGCTAAATAAAGAACATTATATGGTGGCTGAACAATCTGAAAAAGAGAATATCCTGTAAGATCAAGTGGGTCAAGCTTTTTAGATTTTGCATCACCTTGACCAGTAAATGACTTTTCCATTCTATTAACTTGACGACGGAAATTAGGGCTTAACCCTTCAGCTTTTTTAATATCTTCCCAGGTTGCATTAAATGGATCACCAAAATCATTCTCTACTGTGTGTGATGCAGAACCTAGCTTTACGGTAATACCGCCTTCACTCTTATCTAGAGTGTCTCCCTCATCTGGAGTATCATCAACGACTAAATTAACCAAGTTTCATGTCCCTCATTTCTTTAACATAGTCCATCATAGCAGGCATATCTTTTTCATCTGGAACAAGACCCATCTCTAGTCTTTGCCTTTGTTCTTCTAATTCTTCATCAGTTACTGGTCTATGACCTGCAAAAAATATTGGTTTTCCTTCTTCTAGTCCGTAATGTTTTGCCACATCTTTAAGTTTTTTAATCTGGCGAATATCGCCTTTCATAGATGGAATGCTTAAATAAGCTCCCTCTTCATCCATAACTAAAGATCCATCTGGCATTTGCCAACCGTACAATCCCCAGCTTACCTCATCAATTGGTGTTATCTTCATTTTGCCCATAAGCCAATAATACCACCGAACTCTTAAAAACTGAACATTTGACTACCAAAAATGATGTATTATATAGCGTTAACAGGATGCATATAGGACAAAATAGGCAATCCACCATTATATCCTGTACTAGATCCAGAATATTCAGATATTGTAGCAATTACATTATCACTATTTAAAGATGTTATATTATCAACTTGAGATACATTAGATGATAAGAAGTCCAGGTACCTTGCTTGTGCCTGTGCTTGTGTAAATGAATTTGAATATATACTTAAATACCCAAAGGTTCCCTCAGAAAAATACTGTCTTCTCTGATCCCCACCCAAAATTAATTGATAGTTAATTGCTGATGGATAAACACATATAAAATGATAAGACTCATTTTGTATTAAAGTTTTATTTCCTAGCGTGACAGGGAGACCATTTATATATACAGCAGAAAACCCAGTTTGGTATAGATTTCTATTGGTGTCCATATAGATGGTTTGTTTTTGACCTACTGTATCCAGAATTGTCTGTATGTTTGTAGGGCTTAATTCATCTGGTCTGAACCAAAATTCTACTGTAGAATATCCATTAGTTATAAAAACAGGAGTGATTGTTGCAGCAGAATTTTTTCCATTGACTGATTTAATTTTAATTCCAAAATTAGTTGCCCTTGACATAATATTGAAAAAATTCTTTTTAATTGAATATGTGTCTCCAATATAACTTCCTTGTCTTGGCTGCAAAACAAAAGCACCAGCATCAGAAGTTATAGACAAGTCATTATAAAAAGCTATTAATAAATTATCAATTCTTGGTAAATAAGATGATGAAGATGATGAATAAATTGTAACTTTAAAAGAAGTGTCAGTTTGTGATATAAGTGAACTATCTGCAAACTGAATTGCTGGTTCTCCATTATGAATTTGATTCCAAGAGTAGCCATAGTTCTGTGAAACTTGAACAATAACATTTTTAGAAGATCCTATAGATGAATTATCAGTAGATCCTGAATCCCAAGTAGCTCTTGCTCCAATTATTTCTGACATTTTTGATGTAGGAACATTATAAGTCCAAGTTCCAATTTGTGAAACAGAAAGATTACTTATAAATGGTATAGTAAATGAATCATTCAACCCATACGAAGAATATATTGATGGATTTACATAATCATTAAATAAACTTATATTCTTTATATTACCCACCATAGGGGATGTTGTTGCAGGAGAATATTCATTTCCAAAATATAAATTTAAGTTAGAATATGTATAACTTGGCATAGCATTAGTAGAAATAGATCCAGTTCCAGACAAGTATACCGTTGCGGTTCCGCCATTAAACGACAAACCAAAATTATATATTCCCGCAGTTGTTGTTTGTGGAAGTTGAGTAAGTATGACTGATGAAGCATTATAAGGATATGTTGATGATTTTTTATAATAGTATAATGTTAATTTTTTATCAGGACTTTGAGCAAGATATAGCCATTCACCATTATTAATTCCTTCAATTGCAAATATTACAGATGGAAATGCACTATTATTCAACTGCCAATTAATTTGACCTAATATTGATAACTTATTTAAAGAAAAATAATTTGAAAAATTAGAAAACTTTGCAGAAGCAGTACCTGAAACAGAAAGCCCATTTGAAGAATTAGATATACTTCCTGAGCCAACCTGTAGTAGATCAGGAACTGTTTGTAAAGTCATACCACTTTTATCTATAATCAAATTATTAGAAATACCTTTTTTATAATTTTTAGGATCTGAAAAATCTTGCTTAAATGCATACATGTTTGCTGTTTCTTTAATATCAAAGAAATACCCACTTGTTTGCTTGACATAGGTTTGTGGAGAAGAATCGTAAGTTGCCCATACCATATGAGATTTAATTAAATTATCTGAAAGAATATAGTCATAAAAAGCTAAGTCGTTAATAACAAAATTATTTGTACTTGATGACGGACCAATCGTATAAGTAGTTGATGTTGCAGATGATGCATTAGGGGTAAAATAAAAAGTATTTGAAGTTTGATCTGAAACTCCCGCAATATCATTAACAAGAATACCTATTGTTCCGTTAGAATAATAGGCAAACACATGTACCTGAGATTCCCAAGACATTACTTGTTTAAATGCTTTATAAGACAAAGAATTAGAGGTAGAGGTATCTTGACCAAAAATAGAGAAAGAGATAATGTCATTATTTACTGATATCTGACCTACAGTGGTTGAACCATTAGTAATTGTAATAATATTATTATTTGTTGCGGGGTTTGAATCAAAAGCCAGCCAAAATTCTATACCGAAGTATAAACTTTCTGTTCCCGAATAGAACATTTTATATTTATTAGCAGAGTTAGTAAGAGTAATTTTACTTGAAGGAGTAATTTTTGTTCCGAACAAATTACCATCATAAGAAGAATTTGTTATAAGAGGAAGTATATCTCCAGATACAATTTGTGAACCCACAGGATTTATAGCAGAATTAGAATTAGATGTTTTATCAGGAAATACATCTTCAAGAGATTCATTGTATAAAGCATTTGAATCATTATAAGAAATAACTGAATCGTTATATGTGGCTGAAGACTGACTATTTAATTCCCAAAAACCAACTGGCTTATCATTTAATATTCTGAGTCTATATGACATTTATCCCCCCAAACTATTAAGCCCAAGCTCCGATTGCAGTAGCAGTATTTGATCCTGCTGGAGTTAATCTCATATAAGAACCAGAGAGGATTGTTGGGGTTGCACCTGTTGCTGCTGAAAATGTAATAGAAGGTATTATAGTTCCAGCAGCGTTTATTCTTAAAATACCTTTAACTTTAATGATTCCCGCTGTTGTTGTGGTAGCAGAAAGAATTGTAAATGTTGGAGCAGCTGTTGTTGCTGTTGCATATGAAGAGTTAAATGTAGTACCAGCTGTATTTGCTGCTGTTGTTGTCCAAGTTAAATCTAGTGCACTAGATGTCCACGTAGCTGTTCCAGCAAAAGAAAATGTAGTGTTGTGTGAAGTTGCACCATTTGTAAACATAATTAATGCATCAACTAGATAGGTTGTTGTTCCAGCAACTCCTAGGGTTCCTTGTCCTGTTGGAAATATATTTTGAGCCGTAGTTGCAGTTGCGTTTAAGCTGTTTGCTGCTGCACCAATAATTGTAAACATTGAAGAGTCTACAAATCCACGACCACCATTTGTTGTGTTTGTTGCAGAAGAGCTTGGAGTCACATAAAGGTTTGTTCCATCATATTCTACTGATCCACCTGCTTGTGTTGTCAAGTTTACACCAGATGTAAATATAATAGGAACTTGACCAGATGTGGCTGTTCCAGTTCTTGGTTTTAATGTTGATGCTATTGCTACAGTAGATGTTGCAGATGTTCCACCAATTGTTACTGCACCTGTTGAAGCTCCACCTAAGTTTATTGCTCCTGTAAAACCAGTGTTAAATATGTTAATTGTACCTGTAGTTTGTGATGTTGCAATTGTTGGGCTGGCACCATTTATATTTAATGCAGTAGCATTTGATAATGTAATTGTAGGGTTTGCAAGAGTTAATGTTCCTGTTGATGCACCTAAAGATATAGTTGTACCCGCACCAAACAATGTTGCAGTTGTTGCAGCAGCACCTAAAGTTATAGATGTTGGGGTAGCAAAAAATGATGTTACAGTTGAAGACGCATCTATTGCTCCTGTAAATGTAGGGGAAGCAAGTGGAGCACGAGTTGTATCTGTTGGATGAACATGGTTATCTCTTGATGGTATAAGATTAGTTCCTACTGATGCAGTTCCATTCATAAGAGGTGTAGCAGAAGAAAGAAGTGATCCTCCAAGGGAGGTTCCGCTAATAATTGTTGCAGACAATGTTCCTGTTGATGGAACATATGTCAAAGAAGCATTTGTATTTGTACCCTGATTTGTTGTTGTATTAGAAGAGCCAAATGCAATATAAAATGTTGATGAAGATGTAGTTGTAGTATTTGCAACGTTTGTAGCATTAGTTGCATTGGTAGCAGATCCTACTGTTAATGAAGAAGGACTTGTCCAAGTATAACCATTGGCACCTGAATTTACAGAAAGAAGCTGATTAGCTGTACCAATTGATATGTAGCCCGTTGTCGCTGAATTAGATTGAAATGGAATTGAATATTGTGTTGTTCCTGCTAAATTTGTAGCAGTTGTAGCGGTTGCATTAACACCAGAAATTTGGGTAAAAGTTATATTATCTCCCGTACCCGCTTTAATAATAATTCCGCCTTGCGGAACACCACTATATGAACCTTCATTTGTTTGAACATATGATCCTGATTGTGTTCCATGAATTACATAAATAAGATCTCCAGCATTTACTTCTACTGTATTTCCATTATCATAATCTGTTGCTCTTGTTAGAACCCAAGCTACTGATCCCGATCCAACTATTGTTAAAGAGTAAATACCATTTTGTTTTGCATCTGCTTGATTTTTTACAAGAACTCTATCATACTGTGCAAGAGTATATCCATCTAGAACTAGTGCTGCCAATGATCCACTATTTGTTAATGTTGCTCCTGGACCGTACCCGCCAGTTACATCAAGAGTAATTCCATCTGCATATGTTGCTGTCAAAGCACCCGTCGTTGCTGCTTCACAAGACTCATGAATATTCATTCCTGTAGTTGCTGCATCAACATATTGTTTAGAAGCAGCATCTGTATTTGCTGTAGGAGTGACTGGAATAGTTATGTTTGCTGGAAAAGAGCCTCTACTTGTTGAAGTTCCTAGCTTTACCTGAATAGCTGACACCGCATCATTTAGATTAGTATGCTGATTAGCATGCGGGATTGCTGTTGACCCACCCGCTGTTGCAAGGGTATCTGTAGAGGTCGGGTTAGTAAAAGTATCAAGAGATAAAGGATAATAAGTAGTCATTGTTCTCCTATTATAGCGTATTTATTGTTTTAAGCATTACCCGCCAACAATTTGTGAACGAGCATATCTAATAATAACAACACCAGAACCACCTGCAGCACCAATATTATGTCCAGAAATTGCACTTCCACCACCGCCACCACCGCCAGTATTGGCTGTTCCAGGAAAAGCGTTACCACCTGCACCAAATGCACCATTTCCTCCACCAGCAGTTGCAGATACACCACCGCCACCACCAGAGCCTCCACCACCAATTAAACCACTGTTAATTCCAGCAGTTGTTAATAACGAATAAAATGCAGAAGATGAAGTTGATCCTGATCCTCCTCCATTTGTTCCTGTACCTGTACCACCAGTGCTTCCATATCCACCGCCACCACCGCCTTGTGCTCCAGATCCTGATACACCAGCTCCTCCAGCTTTTCCTTGAGTTCCTGTACCTGAACCCGCAGTTATTGGTGTATTTCCTGCTCCTCCACCACCACTACCTCCAGTTGAGGCTGCAGTTCCACCAGTGCTTCCACCTAAGCCTCCTCCTACTGCTGCAGTTAATGATGCAAACTGACTGTTACCTCCAACTGTTGAACTTCCACCTGCACCAACTAATACAGTTGATGAACCTGCTGCTATTGATTGTAATGTTAAATAAGAAATTCCTCCAGCACCACCACCACCGCCAGTACCGCTTGTTGCAAGAGCACTTCCACTTCCACCTGCACCACCACCAGCTACTGATAAAATATCTGCACTTAAAGTTCCCCCTGAAACAACAAAATCATTTGTAAACGTTCCCGCAGTTTTATATGCCATGTAATAATAATTTGTATCTGAAAATAAAGTACCATTTGTTGAAGTAACTGTAATAGTTGGAGATAAAATTAAAATGCTATTTGTTAATGTTGGAGTTGCATCAGTAAATGAACCCGCTGCATCAGTAATTACACTTGAAGATACAGTATATGATGTTGTAGTATCTGTAAGGCTACCTGCAGCATCTGTTAATGAACCAGAACTGTATATGTAACTTGCTCCACTAACAGTATAAACACCAGTTTTGCTTCCATCTCCTGGCAATCTTGCAAAAAAACCTTGACCTGATGTATTGGCACTACTTGCTATTGCAAAAGAAATATTTCCTAAAGAATCAACTGATGCTGACAAAACATTAAAAGATGTAGTTGTTGTTGTATTAGACATTTGATTTTGCCATTGTAATGTGCCACTTGAGTTATATTTTACAACAAACATATTTGAATAAGTAAGACCACTAGGATATGTTGCCCCTATTACATAAACATTCCCAGATCCATCTACGGAACATGCTCTAGGCCATACCTCAAGTGTATTTCCTGTTCCAGTCAACTGTCTTTGCCATTGCAATGTACCACTTGAATTGTACTTTAAAATAAAACCTATATAGTTTGTAGATAAGTTATAACCAGCTAAATATAAATTTGAAGAAGAATCAACCCATATGCCATATATATGCCCTGTAGTTATAGTTAATTTTTTCTGCCACTGAATAACACCAGACGTATTAAGTTGTGCAAAATTTGCTACTCCAGCATTATTAAAGACAACAAAAACATTTCCTGAAGGGTCCACAGATATAAGATTTATTTCAGAATACGAAGAAACAGAAACATTTAATGAAGTTTGCCATTGAATAGTACCTGAAGAATTATACTTTACTATAAAAGGAGGATATGTTGGTGTAGCTGTTGCACAAAAACCTATAGTATATACATTTCCAGATGAGTCTACTGCTACTGAAGAATTTCCTACTAATGAAGTATTTCCTAGAGCATTTGTTGATGTTCTTTGCCATTGTAATGTGCCACTTGAATTGTATTTTGCAACTAAAGCTACGTACGGAGAAACACTATAAGCAGATGATGCTACATAAAGATTACTTGATGAATCTACTGCAGCAGAAGATGATGTACTATAGCTCATAGCAGATGAAGTTGATGTACCACCAAATCTTTTTGACCATTGTATAGTTCCTGAATAATCATATTTTGACAAACCTAAACCGTAGTTTGTAGTATATAAATTTTGGAAAAAATAAAAATTACCCGAAGAATCTGTAAAAGAATATTCAGCAGAATCAGAACCACTTGTTGTTCCTAGCACACCTACAAAATAAGATAAAGATATAGATGAACTTTTTAATACACCCGATAAGCTTACAGTAATACCAGACATTATGTTAATCCATTACCAGATATAATCCATTGTGTTGTTGTAATTTTAACTAATGTTGCCATTCCAAAGGGTGCTAAGGTTCTTGATCCTGAACCACCCGTCATTGATGTTCCTACACCTGCTAACAAGCAGGTGTCGGTTGTTGATGCTTGCATAGATATAGTCATGGTAGCACCTGATGCTGAAATAAATGCAATTGAAGTTCCTACTGGAAAAGCAACTGGTCCAGTTCCTGTTGTATTTCCTGGAATAGTTATTGTTCTTGATGCAGTAGCATATATATGAGTCCCATTATCTGTTGCTGCTAAAGTATACGAACCTGTTGTTGAACTATTTTGTGGCATACCCATATAACCAATCTGTCCTGCTGTGGTAGTGGTACCTGCTGCTGGCAATACAGTAGAACCAAGTGTTCCTGCTGATATATTTGCAGCAGTCAAAGATGTTAGATTAGCTCCAGATACTGCTCCAAATGATGCTGACCAAGTTCCAGATGTTACTGTTCCAACAGTTGTTAAAGCTGATGTAGTTGAAGCAGATGTTAAAACTGTACCCGAAGTAGTAGGCAAAGTTAAAGTTGCTGCACCGTTTGTAATAGAAGAAATTACAGGAGCAGTAGAAAATGTAGCAACACCAGATATTGTATGTGCTCCTGATAGCGTACCAGAAAGAGTAGCTCCATTAATTGTAGGAGTTGTTAAAGTTAATCCTGCTATAGTAGTTGTAGCAGTTGTACCTAAAGTTAAGGTAGTAGATCCTAATACTAAAGTTGTATTTGCTATATTTCTTGCTTTTGTCATTATTTACACCCCAATTCTCCTATTATATCAAGATAAGATATTAAAGCCTATTATTCAATTACCTCTGATAAAATTTGAGTCATTGCATAAGCATTAATCTCATCTTTATCAACCATCTTACCGTCTTTGTCTGTGAAGGTGACCGTAGGTTCCGCCTCCATGTCACCGTTGAAGTTAATATCCATGTTGTAAGGAGGATTGAAAGTTGTCATTAGTTCGCTCCAAGAAGGTAAATTGAACCGCCGTTAAAGTTTTGAGAACTTGTTGCCAATAAAGAAATAGAAGTAAGAAGGGAAGTGGTTAAATAAATACCAGTCCAACCCGACATACTATTGAAAGACAAAGCGCGACCATTAACTACTTTTGGAATTGCTAAAGTAGCGTGATCAATGTCTAGCCATAAAACGCTACTAATAGTCAAGTTAAGATTACCGAATCCGCTAAATTGGTTAGAACTGAGGGCAATCGCGCCAGTTAGTGTTCCACCCGCATTTTCGGGTCCAGTGTCATAGTGGTAATTAGCGCCAGAATCTCCATTAAATCGCATTGCATAAGCATTTGAACCTGTCGCTAATAAATTAGCGGTAATGATTCTGTAT